AATGTTAACTCAGACGGAACTGTAGACATTCTACTCTTCGGTCAGGGAGCACTTGCCACTAAATTAGCGGCTGGCGCAAACTGGTTCAACTTCACCTAAGAAACACACTAAGTCGCTGGCAGGGTAGTGCCCTTCTACCCTGCCAGTCTTTAGAAAGGATAAGAGCATGGCATTGACAACAGTTTCAGAGCTTCGCACCGCCCTAGGCGTGGGTACTCTTTATGCTGACGCCACGCTTCAATCCGTATGCGATGCCTCAGATGAAGTCCTACTTCCTTTCGTATGGAGTAATACACAATTTGCGATTGCTCACAAAAACACGGGCACAGTCGGCACTCTTTACTTTGATATCAATGTCAAGGATATTTACTACGTCGGCCAGACGATCAACGTCACAGGCGCAGGCTCACACTTCAACGGCAATAAGACAATTACATCCGTGAATACTCACGAGATTACAGTCACAACCACTCATCTTACAGATGCGCCTTATCATCCTATTAACCCTTACGCGACAATCAAGGCATCAACCTATTTAGATCCAGCAGATGTAAAGGCTATTCAAGAAGCCTCACTCATGGTCGCTATTGATATCTGGCAGTCACGTCAAGCGCCTTCATCTGGCGGAGTGACGATCGATGGTTATCAGCCTTCACCTTATAGAATGGGCAACACACTCCTAGCACGCGTTCGTGGATTGCTTGCGCCTTATCTCGATCCGAGATCGATGGTGGGCTAATGGCCGCCATATCAACACTTCGCGCAGGACTTGCAGCAGCTCTAGTCGATAATACTAAGTACTCAGTATTCGCATTCCCTCCAGCCACGCCTATTGCTAACAGCGTTATCGTTGCACCTAGCGACCCTTACATCACCCCATCTAACGGCTGGCGAAACACTATCGCCCCTATGGCTAACTTTACTATTTCCGTTATGGTGCCGCTTCTAGATAACGAAGGTAACCTTAACGGAATTGAGGATAACATCGTCCGAGTCTTTAATAAACTCGCCGCATCCTCATACACCTACAACGTCACAGAAGTATCGGCGCCAGCCGTACTAAGTGCCGTGTCGGGTGACTTGCTTACATGTAATATCAACGTGTCAATCTTGACAGAATGGACTTAACCATGACCGACTTGGAACAATGGGAAAAAGAAAATGAAGCATTCCTGATCAAAATCGGTCAGGTAAAACCAGCGGCTGCAAAGCCAATTACTAAGAAAGACGAGGAATAAATCGTGGCAGTATATCTAAGCAACGGAGTAGTTCTAACTGTCAACGCGGTTGATCTCTCTACTCTAGTTACAAGCGTTACCCTTAACCGATCATTCGATGAGCTTGAAGTAACAGCGATGGGCGATAGCGGACATAAGTTCGTCAAAGGCCTAGAAGCATCTTCTATCACAATCGACTTCCTCAATGATGAAGCAACATCTAAGACACTTCAGACATTGAACTCACTAGTCGGAACCAACACAACAGTCACACTCAAGCAGACTTCTGCTACTACATCTGCTACAAACCCACTTTACACAATGACTTGCCTAGTCAATAACATCACACCTATCAACGGTGCTGTTGGCGATCTATCGACTCAGAGTGTAACTTGGAACGTATCAGGTACAGTAGTAGTTACAACCTCGTAATCTAACTAAACAAAGGGGCACAGCATGGCAAAACTAATAGTCACACTAGCGGATAACACAGTAACCGAGATCGAGATCACTCCTCGCCTCGAATACGCGTTCGAGCTATATGCTAAAAAGGGATTTCACAAAGCGTTCCGCGATGATGAAAAGCAATCAGATGTCTATTGGCTTGCATGGGAAGGCCTTAGACTAAGTGGAGTCACAGTCAAGCCATTCGGCGCAGACTTTCTCGAAACTTTAAAGAGTGTCGAGGTTGCAGAGTCTGACCCTTTGGCCTAGGCAGGGATAGCATCCACTACCTCATAGCTCGCTTGAGCATTGAGACGGCTATCCCTCCACAATCTTTAATCGATTTAGATCCATCGATGTTGCAGATGATTCTGACAGCATTGAAAGACAGAGCGGAGGAGCAGAAGAATGCCCACAGAGCTAAAAGGCGCTAATGAACTCCGCAAAGCAATGAAGAAGTTCTCTCCTGATCTAGATAAAGAAACACGTGATGAGATGGTGGGATTCCTAAAGCCATTGGTCAAGAAGGCTCGTGGCTTCATGCCGTCTAATGGTGACATGCCTTCGGGGTTCGTTGGCAATAGCGCAGGCGGTGGCTTCCCTAAGTATGACGCAGGCACAGCTCGTCGAGGCGTTGGCTATAAACTGACACCGACAAAGCCTAATCGTCAAGGCTGGGTGCAGACAGTATCGATCCACAATAAGACCGCAGGCGGTGCTATCTATGAGACCGCTGGCCGTAAGTCTGGAATGGGTGGAAAGTTCAGTCCACGCCTCCCTGGTCAATTAGCAGGATCGGGCAAGATGGCAGGTCGCGCAATGTTTAAGGCATACAAAGAAGATGAAGGCAGAGCTAAGGTCGGAGTTATTAAGGCGCTTGAAAAGGCTGCCGCTAAGTTTAATGGGAGAGTAAGTTAATGGCTGAGTTACGCATCCCGATTATCGGTGAGTTTAAGGGAAAGAAAGCCTTCGACGATGCCGAAAGATCAACAGGTAAACTAGACGATAGCGTCAAGAAACTAGGCAAGGCGCTTATCGCCGCTTTCAGCATCCAGAAGATCACTCAGTTCAGCAAGGCAGCCGTTAAAGCATTCATGGAAGATGAAGCCGCTGCGAGCCGTCTAGCGCAATCGGTAAAGAATCTAGGACTGGCCTTCGAGACTCCAGCGATCGAAGCGTTTATTGAGCAGTTATCTCGCGCCTCAGGCGTTACAGATGATCAGCTTCGTCCAGCAATGCAACGCCTATTGCAGACCACGGGCTCACTTGCTAAGTCAACAGAGTTAATGAACCTTGCCCTCGAAGTCAGTAGAGGCTCTGGCGTAGATTACGAAACAGTAGTTAACGATCTTTCAATGGCTTACGTCGGCCAGACAAGAGGGCTTCGTAAGTACTCACTAGGACTCACTCAGGCAGAACTTAAGACGGCAACCTTTGCCGAAGTTCAGGAGAAGCTCAACAAGACTTTCACAGGTGCCAACGCGGCCTATTCTGATACCTATGCAGGCAAGTTAACGCTTATCCAGACCGCGGCAGGAGAAGCGCAGGAAACCCTTGGTAAAGGTCTAGTAGATGCCTTTTCGATTCTAGCAACCGAAACAGGAAGCATCACAGAACTTACAGAAGCGATGAACGCTTTCGCAACAAATACAGCCACGGCATTCCGTAACGTGGCCGTCCTAGTGAGCAATCTCGATAAGTCTATGCAAGCTGGAATGGGACTCGTCGGAGTACTTGACAAAATCACGGGCAGTAACTTCGTTAAGATATTCGGCGGCGCATTCGGACTACTCTCTACGCAAGGCGCTGGCACATTCAGCAGCTTCACTACTCCAGGCATGGGCGGTTACCCTAGCTCAGCCCTAGGCGGCACTTATGTAGATCCTAATCAAGCCAAGCGCGATAAGTCAGAAAGAGATGCGGCTAAGCGTAATAAAGAGATTGCTAACCTACAGAAGAAAACCTTAGACATGCAGAAGAAGGCCAACGCTCTCACTAAGGCCGCTAAGACTATCGATCTCGATCGTATCGGAATGACAGCCGCCCTTCGTGGAAAGATCAGCGAGACCGATCGCCTATCCCTTAACCTTCAATTAGCGTTGCTAGATAAGAATGAAGCGCAGGCTAACAAATTATCAACAGAACTTGAAGCAGCAACGAAGCGCCAGAACGCTCTCAATGCGGCTCTATTGGCTACTCCAGAAGCGCCGAACCCTTATCGTAATTGGAAAGTACCTACACTAGATTTCGGCGGCAATGTATTGGGCACACCCGTACCTAACTTCGTGCCACCTAGTTATGCAATGCCAGAAACTTTTGGACAGCAAGGTGGACTTCCTGCTGGAGTAGTAGCTGGCGTCAATCCTGAGCCAGTAGTAAACGTCATAGTCACACTCGATAGCGGAGTAGTAACTAACGCTGTGTCAGAAGTGCAGACCAATAACAATCTTTCAGGATCATTTACTTCTGTCGGCGGTCGAGGCGCGAACACAGCGAGATTTACATAATGACTCTGCCTGCAACGATCTCGGTATCTTTCGACTTCTCGCAAGGTGCTACCTTCGGATTCCCCTTTACTATCGGTGATCCAGTTAACGGCATTATCGGAGTATCTCAATTTGCATCAAGTGAAGTCCCAGAGCCCGTAATCGATCTCAGTCCACAGACTCGGCAGATTACTATCAGGCGCGGTCGAAATATTATGCGCGACACTTATGAGGCAGGATCTTGCACAGTCCGAGTTATCGATGAGAATGGCGACTTTAACCCACAGAATCCAGCGAGCCCTTACTTTGGATTCTTGACTCCTCTTCGTAAGATCCGAGTAGCAGCTACTACTGCAACCTCTCAGGCCTTTCTCTTCTCTGGTTATGTCACGGACTATAAGTACACCTACCCTCAGGGGCAGGAATTAGGTTATGTCGACATTATGTCCTCAGATGCATTCCGCTTATTCGCTATGGCTAACGTCTCAACGATTGCAGACTCAGGTAGTGGGCAGACTACTGGCACACGCATAGATAAGATTCTTGATCAGGTAGACTTTCCTTCTAGCATGCGCTTTATCGATTCAGGATCTACAACAGTACAGGCAGACCCAGCCACTACCCGTACAAGTCTCTCAGCCATTCAGGTAGCAGAGTTTACAGAGCAGGGAGCGTTCTTCGTCCGAGCAGATGGAGAAGTAGAGTTCAAGGATCGTGCCGATGTAGTCGGGTCTCTTGCCCCAGCACCAATTCAGTTTAATCAGACTACAGGAATCCCATACTCTGACCTTCGCTTTGCCTTCGATGACAAGCTCATTATTAACAGCGCTACCATGAAGCGAGTCGGTGGGGCTACAGTCACCGCTAATAACTCCGATTCGATCGCTAAGTACTTCCCTCATGGCATGAACGTAGAGAACTTGATCGCACAGACAGACGCGCAGGTTCAAGATATCGCCAGCATCTATGTCGCTACTCGCGCAGAGACTACGATCCGCATCGATGCCATGACTGTCGATCTATTGGATACAGCCGTGCCAACAGATACGATGATCGGGCTTGAGTACTTCGATAACCTTGAGATCACTAACCTCCAGCCAGACGGCTCGACAATCGTTAAGACCTTGCAGGCGCAGGGTTTAGCATGGGATATAACCCCTAACAGTATGAAGGTGACAGTTACAACACTTGAGCCTATAGTAGAAGGATTCATTATAGGATCTGCAAATTACGGTATAATCGGACAATCCATAATGGGATACTAGGAGAAAACAATGGCTACAGGCTTTCCAGCGACAACGGGCGACATCTTTACGGCGGCAGACTATAACGGCCTCGTGACCTTTGATGTTATTGCCGATAAGACTAATGACTACACAGTTGCTATTGTCGATTCCTATCAAGTCCTAGTCTCTATGAACAAGGCAACAGCCGTAGCGCTTAATATTCCTACCAATGCTACAGCGGCTATTCCAGTCGGATCTGTGATCACTATTCTTAATAAGGGTGCCGGGCTCTGCACCATCTCAGCCGTTACATCTGGCACTACTACAGTCTTATCTGCTGGCGCAGTTCCAGCATCACCTACGCTTGCTACCAATCGATCAGCAGCCTGCATCAAGACAGGCACAGATACTTGGTACGTCGTCGGGGCTATTGGCTAATGCTCAATAATGTTATAAGTATTTTTGGAGGTATTCCTCTAGTTAATAAGCCAACTACAGTCGATTATTTAGTAGTCGCAGGCGGCGGAGGCGGTGGCGGCAACGTCAACGCAGGTGGTGGTGGCGCAGGTGGATTTAAGACTGCTGCAAGTTTTGCAATTGGTGCATCCTTTACTGTGACAGTTGGAGCTGGTGGCCCTAAAGGCTTGAACTCTGGACCAACAGCAGGCACAGTTGGCGTTAATTCGGTGTTCTCATCGATAACATCAACAGGCGGAGGAGGCGGTGGTACTTCATCATCAGCAGGTGGTAATGGTGGATCTGGAGGCGGTGGCGGATATAACGGCGCACAAGCTGGAGGAACAGCATCCCCATCTGGACAAGGTAATAACGGCGGAGCAGGTGAAGGTTCTACAGGAAACTTTGCAGCTGGTGGCGGCGGCGGTGCATCGACGGCAGGCACAGTTGGTAAAAATGCATCAGGCTCTGGCGCTGGCGGTAACGG